GAAGACCGCTGGGTAAAATTCAGCATCATCATTCCGAAGGAAGCGTCTGAAGAAGAGGGCAACGACGGCTATTCTCTGGCGCGCGATTATCAGCAGAAAATCGTAGAAAAATCTGCAAAACGCGCCGAAAAAGAAAAAATTTCCCGAGAAAAAGCCGAAAAATCCAAGAAATCCAAAGAAAAAATTTGAAAAATACCAAAATCTATAGTATAATATATACAGAAAGTGAGAGAGAAAGAAAAAATAAACTCTCTCCCTAATAAAAAATTTAATTTAACGGGTCGTGACCTACCACGAGAAAGAGGTAAACCTATGAAGACTCGCGAATTCTATGAAGCAATTATCAACGGCACCGAGATCAATGACGAGCTGCGCGCGTTCGCTACCGAAGCCATCGAGAAGATGGATGCGCAGGGTGTTGCCCGCCGCGCCAAGCAGGCTGAGAAAGCCGCTGAGAAGCAGGCCGCTAAAGCCCCGCTTCGTGACGCTCTGTTTGAAGTCATGGGTGATGTGAATGAGCCGAAGACCGCTTCGACGCTCATCGAGGAAGCTGGACTGACCGAGACTGTGAAGCCGGCCAGCGTTCCGTCTCTGCTGCGCCCGCTCGTTGAGTGCGGCATGGTCCTTAAGGTCGATGTGAAGATCCCCAGCAAGGGAACCCAGCGCGGCTACATCAAGGCCTAAACAAAATGGGCTTCAGCCCTATGTATACGTACTACTTATACGTAGTACGTATATTTTTTTATATACATATACTTAAAAGTAAAATTTTTACTTTGAAAATTTGACAAGGTATATGTAGATATGGTATAATATATATAGAAGGTAAGTTTAAGATATATTTATAGAAAATATATATATGAAATATATATAAGCTGTACGTTTTTGCAAAATTTCTGGAAAATATATTATATATAAAATTATATATAAAATAAAAATTTGAAAATATACTAAATTTGTGCGCAGGCACACAAAAGCACATAAAATAACCATTAAACTATATATATTGTCCTAAAATCGCTTCGCCCTATGTTGGACCTTGTCCCGAACAAAATGCCCCATTATTCCCTTTATACTTTCTATGTATACGTTTTTACGTATACGATTACTTATACGTATTTATATATATGTCTACTGATACGCCCTATACTTATACGTTTTTCCATTTACGTTTCTTTGGACGCTCTATATTTATAAGTTATACTTATACGTATTTACGTTTACGTTTTTTCGCTGTCCCCTTTATATATAAGTATACTTATACGTTTTTCTTTTTTGGAAAATTATAGGGATATATTATATATATTACTTATACGTTTTATATATATCCTATATATATACATATACTTATACGTATTACTTATACGTTTATATATAATATAATACTTATAAGTATAAATTATAGAAATACTTATAAGTATATTTTAATTTCCTATCTTTTTGTTTTTATGTAGAAAATCTAGGGATGTCTCTCTAAATTTTTGAAGAATTTTATCTCCGAAAATTTTCAGAAAATGTTGAAGGCGGCCGAATCATGAATTTGACTGGTCGCCATTAATTCCCGCTATTATACAAACATTTGTATACGCGCTATTTTCTATTCGAACATGCTCAACTGGCATCTAGACATAAACCTAATTGGCTAACTAAATCTCTACATATACCTAGGCCGCATCATATCCATTATCACTATGAAGAGCCAGAATATCTTTGAATTCTTTTATTGTCATGATTCAATTCCAGACCTAACTTCAGTCACAGTCATTCTAGCTTCCTTATAAGCTTCATAGGAATCATGAAGATAATTAGCTACTTTATGCGCCTTAGCTTCCATCTGATGAAGTTCCTGAACCATATCAATATATTCCTTCTGCGCCCGAGCATATCGCTTAGCTGCAATCTTTTCATTACACCGAGCAGCCGCGAGTGCCTTACCAACGTCTTCATTAAAGGTATCACCCGGATGGCACTTCGCAATTCCACGAACGGTGCGGCCGCCATATGAAGACAGCGCAATAACCTTATTCGGCGTAACTACATACTTATAATTTGTAAACATTTTTATTCTCCTTCTGTATTTTCTAGAAAATCTTCTTCTGTACAATATTCCCAGCCACAATAGCTTAGGGCATCTTCATAATACCATTCTGCTTGTTCATCAGATTCCCAATCTGACTCATATCCACGAACAACCCATTCATAAGTTTCAGCATTTTCATAGCCTATCTCATTAGAATATTCATCAATTTCTTCTTCAGTTACTTCATCTTCAAACTTTTCGTACTCTTCATAATCACAGCCGCAATATCCATTGCCACCATAAAACCGCACATATTTCATACCACTATTTTCCTTTTCATCATCATCCATAGATTGTTGTTTTTTCAGATCCATCATACTATAATTAATAGATGGTGCATAATTATTTGTTTTTCTACGTCCTTTGTTACGAGTTTTTGGTGAACAGTCCGGACAGCTACAATGAATTTTATTTTTACTATACTGATGAAGATTATTGTATAGCCCACGTTTTGGAAATACACGTTCTCCATCACTAAAACCTGGCCAAAATGTAGGATACCAACTAACTTCAATATCAATATCTCTTTTTCTTTTGGCTTTTATATAATCTTTATATCTCCGCCAAGCTCGTGTTCTTGCCATCTATATCACTTCCTTCAATGACAATTAATTTATATATTGCCATTTATAACCATAGGCAGTTTTTCTTTTACCATTACATACATGCCCAATATGTGTTTGAATTCCGGCAATTGTATCACACGATAAATTATTATCTTTAATAAAACGTGCTGCATCCATCATGGTTAAAAACTCAATACTTCTACCATCTTTAATACCACAACATTTTTTACCATACAATTCTTTCGCACGTTTTCGCTATTCCATATCTGGATAAATGTTATAAAGATTAAGAGCTCTCCTTACGGTAGTCATATCACATTTATACTTAATTGCAATTTCTGTTTCATTTAAACCATTCTAATAATCTTCAACAAAAATTAAAGCATCATATTCTCTCCGTCCTTCTCCGCCAAAAGTAGCATTATATCCATCATAATAACTATTATAAAATTGTATCCAATATTTTTCTCGCTCGTTTACTACTTCATCTGAACATTCTTCAATTTCCTAAATTAAAAAATGATCTATACCATATTTATTCATAGCTCGATATAATGGCCTATCTTTACATTCAAATTTCTTTCTATCTTTTAAATGTGTTTGCCAACGAGACTAAATACTATAATAAGTTAACCCTATATATACTTTATCATTTATATCATTTGTAATTTTATAGACGTATGCCAATATAATCAACTCCTGTCTAAATATTTGGCGCCCCCACTTCGGAATCGAACCAAGACCTAGAGGGTTAGAGCCTCCTGTACTAACCATTATACTATGGGGGTATATTTAATTTAACTATTCATAAATTTCAGAATATCTATCCACTCACATTTCTCTACAATTGCCACGTCTTCATCAATTCCCATTTCTTCAGCTTCCATATAAATTACTTCGATAGCCCGCGGCCAGCCACTATAAAGATCAATTACAACTTCACGATATGCAATTCCTTTACTCCAAGTACCGTCACGCAAATATTGAACTTCAGTTGGCCCTGGATAAAAATATCTTTTCATTACTTCTCCTACCATTTTATATATTAATTATACCATAAGATTAAACAAAAATCAAATTTTATTATTCATCTTTTATTTCAGAATATTCACCATCTTGGATGAGAGAATTCCATTCTTCAATCAACTTCATTTTATTACTACTCCATTTACGTAGAGTGCAGCCAGCCCATCCGCAATTACACATTATTTTATAACCTTCATCTTCTGCTTTATCAAACTTTACTTGTGATACCAAAATTACAACACTATTGCAAAATGGGCATGGCCGCGCACTAGGATCAGAAATCTATTTAATAATATACATTAGTGCCGCCACCTATTATTACTTGTGGCATACACATATGCTATTACAACCATAAATAAAATAATTACAGCAATATTTGAATCCATAATTTCTCCTTAGTCACTATATTTCCAATAATATCCACCAGCTTTTGTACCCTTAATACAGCTTCGAGAAATATTATTAATACCAGTCATTTCAGTTGCCTATTTAATAGACTTAAAAGTATTAATTAAATTTCCATCCGCATCAAACTAATTTACAGAGTGACATTTTGATTTCCCTGACGTTTTTGCACCACGAGCACGGCCTTCTTCTGAAGAATAATTTTCATATGTTAATAATCTCTATCTAACCCACTATCTAGTAAAACCAACTTGTTCAGCAATCTATTCAGTACTCAATCCTTGATCCCATAATTCTTCTAACAAAGACTAATCAATTTCTTTATTAGTTCCTTTACCTCCGCTAGTTAAATTATAACCAACATTAACAGTATCAAGTTCTTTTATCCAATAAATTTCTCTTTCATCTAATAATTCTTGTGGACAAGATTCAAGTACTTCTATATTAAAATTATCTTCTCCATATTTTCTAATGGCGGCATGTAAATGAGCGCATTTCGCTTCAGCATAAGCTTCATTTACATGCTACTTCCATCTATTTTTAACACTCTATACAGTCTAACCTACATAGATCTTTCCATTTATAGTATTAGTAATCTTATAAATATAAGCCATCTTTCTCACCTCTAATATTAAGTGACTTTTTTAAAGGAAAGATCTATAAAAATGATTACCTTTACAAAAATCAATCACTGAAACCACTTAAATCTAAGATAACCGGATCGCCATTAAAGCGATAGCCATAATTAGCTGTATGCATATCTTCCATCATCCGTGGTAGCTCATCATTAGCCCATTCACAAAACTCAACAAAAGCATCGGCACCATAAATATCAATTGCTCTCGCGGCCCACTCAAGATCAAAATACCTATTGCAACTTTTTGCCTTCTCAAGAGAAGCATCAGTCGCTTCATAAGTATTCCTATTCTCACATCTCGGTAGTACTTTTTCCTGAACATACACATTATATCCATCAATGTTGCAAAGATACATCATATCAGGGACAAACATTTCATATCCTTCATTCTGGATTTCAATAGTATATTCAAGCTCAGTCTCACAGTAATCCCATCTGGAAATACCGCCCGCGCGATAAAACGGACACCAAGTACCATCATCACAATGATTCTCATCAATCCACAGATATTCGCGCTGACCATTAAACGGGATTTTAATTACAAAAGGAAGATCATTAACATCAATAACGAGCTTAGTTACACCGCTGGTGACAAAGAAATCTCCGCCAACAACGTCTTCAATCTGAGACTCAATAGGATAAGTATCGAAATCACCATCGTCACACCCAAATTCTTCCGGAAGTTCTAACACAGAAACAATTTTACGAGCTTTTTCGAGATCTTCAGTCTTGAACTCAAACATTTCAATCTTCCCTTCTCTCATTTTCTATATATATTATATCACTATTTTTAAAAAATTGCAAATTTAAAAGAGAAAAAGTAATATACTTTTTCTCTTTAATCCTATTAATATTCGTTTTCTTTAAGTACAGCTTTCACACAACCAGAAGGAATTTCAATAATTGGATCATCAATTACTCCAATCTCCGTCATCTTAATAGAGTTAATCCATTTAAAACGACCAGTAATTTTCTGAGTTGCATCATTCCAATCTTCAGCAGCAACAATTAAATGAGTAATTATGTCTTCATCTTTCAGTTCATTATACCAGTTAACGACTACATAAAACATTAATCGTTCTCTCCTTCTTCTTCAATATTATGACGCTCCCAAACATAATCCATAATCTTTGACGGCGCGCCTTCGATGGGAAGATGCCAAGGAGTAGCCACCCCATTTACAAAAATATCAATTGACTTGGTTTCCTTAGAACTAACAGTAGCTACGATTTGATCCGCGCGCACTCTAAGTTTTGCATTACCGGGCAGCTTAAAAGACTTATAATTAATCATTTCTTTTCTCCTTTGTTAAATATCCCAAGTATCGGGAGCACCATACGGACTTACATCATTCCAATGAGTATCTACGAGAACATCACAGATCTTATCAAAAGGACAATCGTGACAATCCTTATCATATAAGCCTTCGGTGCATCCATCATAAAGAAGCTTCATGCCTTGCCGCATTTTCTCTTTCCAATCCATACTAAGCACATCCCTTTCTGTTTAATTACTTAATTACTTCTACTTCTCCAACATAATCTTCAAGAAACTCAAGATTGGCACCAATATACCAAGCAAACATTTTTAATCTCCTTCTCTCATTTTCTATATATATTATACTATAAATTTTTTAAAAAGTCAAATATAAAAATAGAGAAGATATATTACATATCTTCTCTATTCCCTATTATTCAGATCTTACTTAATGCAAGCATAACGCTCACTATTAAGCTTATCCATCATCAGATCATATCCAGTTTTACCTTTCATGATCATCTCAAAGATAACCGGACTGAATCCACTCACAAGAGTAACTCCATCCTTTACGGTCATTGGAACATTATCATGACGAGCATCAACATTCCAATACACAAGATGCGGCATCTCATATCCATGAGCTTCCCACTTATCTCTAATGTTTTCCATCAGAGTGTTGTCTCTACGGCCATAATAACCGCGCTGACTATCAAACTCCATATCAGAGATGATAACAAGAGACTTAGGAAGATCAGCTTGAGAGCAACAATTTTTAATTGCTGTATTAAGCAGCATATCAAAAGTCGCCTCAATATTGGTGTTTTCACAAAGATTTGTCTGATAGATTCGATAAACCTTATCACAAAAATCCACACCAACTGTCTCAATCAACTGAGGACGAGAGCTAAAGCTCACATAGTGACCAGCAAAAGGACCACGTGCACGCTCTGCTGCATACAGACCAAGAGAAATGGCCACATTAATAGGTGCACTTGCTTCGGTTCCCCACATAGAACCAGAAGTATCTACAACGCAAAGAGCATCAAGAGAGCAACCATTAAAGTAATCCTTCAGATTGTCCCAATACTTATTAATTGCGGCACGCTCGGTAGAATCAACTCCAGTCAATTCTCCAACCTTACGTCCATTACCCCATCCCCAAGGAGAAGCATTACGAGTAAGATTATAAGCCTTCGCGACCACTTCGTAAGGATAAAGATCCTTGGCATTAACCGTAGTCTTTTCATCCTTTACAAAGTTCTCATAAGACACCACATTCTTCTCGCTTTTCATGCGCTCAATGTCATGCCGCGCGAACGCATTACGATAAATAAAACCAGCCTTAGAAGGAATCTTATCGAACTCGATCTCATCCCACTTACCAGCA